TCCAACATCATTCCATAGTCCATATATTCTTCCATCCAGTTAACAACAAGTTCACGTTTCTTTTGTGCTTTTGGACAATTAGGATTTGTCCAATCACCTTCCCACAAGCCTTTAGCAATTTGGAAACCACCCGAGTCACCAAGCAACCAACTATTTTCTCTATCGCGGTTGCGTAACATATCTTCTTTTTCTACGTGTTTGTTTACATCCAAGTCTGCATGTCCTGCAGAATACAAAGCCCACTTGTAGTGAAATGCTCCTTTATCAGGATTCAAAAAGTTTAGTCCTTCTACACCATTCAATCCAGCAGGCACACGATTGTAATCAACATACTCACCAAAACGTTGTTTGCCTATAAATGTAGCATAAAAGCCACTAATACTTGGCAAAAATACTGCATAATCATTTTGCGTTTCAGTTAAGTTGACCTTCATTGAAATTTCTTCCATGTTTCATGTAACACATAAAACCAAACACCATTGATTAAAGGTTCTACTATTGCATCTATTGTAGCAAGTTGTATACTTGCTCCTGTTATAATCATTACACATGCGATTGCTATCATCATATGTCCTAGTGTATATACAATGGCTAAAGTTATACTACTACCGCCAAGTATCCATTTAACTACATCATTTAGCATCTCTAATTGCTTTCTTTTCTAAACTAAGTTTATCTTTTTGGCTCATTACATATGCAGCTCCTGCAAGAATCAAAATTGCACCTGCTTCGGCAACTAGCACCCAAGGACTTGCATCTTTGCTGTGTAGCACAATTAACCTACACAATGCTGTCATTGCAATTATTATAGGCAATGTTACAGGTATTCTATTGCTGATAAAATATGCGCCAACCATTCCTACAATCTCAGTGTATATAAACAGCAAAAATAAATCTGCAAGCTCTATCTTGAGATTCAAAACCATATCATACACATCCAAACCAGCCGCAATAACAGTAAGTATGCCTATTATAGCAAGCATACCTTTCTCTGTCATAACTGTAGTCCAGTGTAATCTATTATTTTCAAACATTACTTTTGTTGCGCCGGTAAGATATAATCATATTTTGCCATACCACTGTCTACGCTAATCATCATAGCACCTTGATCAGTAATACTCATTGTTTTGTCACCAGCAAGACTTAAAATAGCTATAGTTTGTGCAACTGGCCATGCCCAAGTATGTGTAAGTTTGCCTTCAATACCATGCATAAATGTAAATGAACCTGCATGTGTATTTAAATCACCAAAATAGAAGTTCAAGTTGCCATCTTCTGTTTTTACATTGAACACAGTTTCTTCACTGTGTGCGCCAGCCATAAGTTTCATACGCTCAATACTTGCAATATTTGGCTCAAGTTCAACATTCCAGCCACTGCCTTTGAATGTTACGCTTTTTAGTTTTTCTTCAATGATTGCTTTGTTCATAAAGCGATAATCATTTTCAAAATCACCACTTCTGTTTTCAAAGTGGATATGTGTTGGCATAACTTCTCCGTTACGCTCATCAGTTACAACATCAATCTTTGCGTCTTCCTTGTATTCTGGATTCTTCAAATGATATGCAAGTTTGCCTAAGTCGGGCATACCAAACACACCAGAAAATTCGCCAACTGGTGAATGTGTTGTTGCACTCATTATAACACTTCTGTCATCTGCCATACTTTCAATCTGTGTGTCAGCTTCGGCTGTAACTTTAAGTGTTGTAATAAAGCCTAAAGAATGTGTATGCGATACAATGTCTTGTAGAATATCTTTCATGTTTTTCTCCTATGTAGTATTATACTGCCTTTATTTGTCATTGTCAAGTTTTATTTTAGTGTTGTAATACACTGCTGCTGATAGTGTATTTAGATTAATATTTTTTTCTGCTGCCATTTTTAATAACGCACTAGTGTCTTTTGGAAAACAAAATCCACCCCATCCTCTTATGTTATCTTCTGGCCATACATAAGTATGACTATCACCTATGCGCTTATCGTCTGCTACTCCGGCCCTAACTTGCTTGAAATCTATATTGTGTGCTTCACAAAAATCAAAAATTTCATTAAAGAAACTTACTTTAGTGGCTAAAAAAGCATTTCTAAAATATTTGATAGCAATAGCTTCTTCTGGCTCTACAATAACTAATTTTATTCTAGGCCAATTATAACTGTATTGATCACGCCAATAATCTGTGTCACCGCTTAGTATAACATTATCAAGATCTTTTACATCATTCATAAAGTTTGCAGCTCTCAAAAATTCAGGACTAAAACAAAGTGTATGATTAGAAAACTTTTTTCTTAGATTGTTCCAACCATCTAAACTTATTGTGCTTTTGATCATTATTGGTGTGTGATCGGGTATTTTTGATACAACATCATAAACTGCACTCATATCACAAGTTCCGTCATCTGCTTGAGGTGTAGCAACACAAACAATAACTGCACTTGTATTTTGTAAGTCTGCTTCCATACCTTTAGGCGGATCATATATTTGAATTTCACGTCTATGATTTTTAAATAATAGCTCGTGCGCCTTGCCTACGAAGCCATAACCTGCTATAATCATGCTGCTAACTTTGCCTCTTGAAAATATTGTAAACGTTCATATGTATCTTTCCAATCTTTAACATTACATACTTTTTTTGTGTCTAATCTTTGTGCTATTGGAAAGTCATTACCACCTTGTTCGCATTTGTCGCCAAAGAAGTATATCTTGTCTGTAGATTCAAAGTCACTTAATATTTGGCTTTTGTCAGCACCTTTTTTATATATGTCTATACCTGTTTCGCCACCTACTGTTGCAGAAACTTCAGGAAAATCTAAATTAATTTGAAACGCAATACTTTCTCTTTCTCTATTTGCTAAGTCATGTTTAACATATAACATACGTTCACCTAATGTGCAATTACGTCCAATTATACTAAAGTTAAGAGTGCCTGTTCGTTGTTCGATATGATTACCTGTGCGTAGAGGAAAACTGCTAGTGTTGAGCCAACTATGCATAAATTTGCATAATTCTTTACTTGGCCAAAATTGTGCAGAACGAATATGTTGATCTTTTTCATATACATCGTTTCCAGAACAATTATACACACGCTGACAAAGATTATAAGTTTCTTCGCTTATTTGTTCAATAGTTTTATCTCTATCGGATCCTGTTACAAGATATACATCGTTTAACTTGCAAAATGTGTCGAAAAATGTCTTAAATTCTAAATCTATTTTACCTCTACTAGGCGTCAATGTGCCATCTACATCAAATATAAATTTATGTGCTTGTTCCACAGTATGCTACCTCCCCTTCAGTAAAATTAATTGTTACTTCATACCATGCTTGATAACATTCTATTGCTTTTTCATAGTTTCCATACATGGTATATTTAGGTTCTTCTAGTCCAGTAATAGAACTTATTATCCATAAAGTCCAAATCATACTTCGCATACTCTTCTTCTTAGATCACTTGTGCTGAACCTATGATCACGTTTGTTAAAATACAAATCAATTTCACGTTTTCGGCAAATATCCTTACCAGTAAAGTCTTTGTCTCTGTATTCTTCTCCTAGTATTCTAACATCTATATGATACATTGTCAATATATCTTCTAGGTCTTTTTCGGTGCCATATGGTATAATCTCATCTACATATTTTACACCTTTTAGTTGTGTATAACGCTCTACAATGGTTTGCACAGGAGCATTTTTTTCTGCTCTATCAACACTAGGATCCATTTGCAATGCACAAATTAAATAATCACATTGTTCTTTTGCTTCACGTAACATTTGCACATGCCCTGCATGTAATAAATCAAATGTTGAACATGTAAATCCTACTTTCATTTACATAACTCCATTATTTTTTCAACTGCTTCGTCTACTGAAATCATCATGTTTTCTGGTATATTCATTTGTATAGATTTTTCTGTAGCAACATAACCAAAACTTATATATTTCATATTAACACTTGTATTTAGATTTTGCAACCTTTCATGTAGATCTTTTAGAGTTAATTTATAATTATAGTAATCCAAAATTTCAAGACGTTTTGTTGACATAGTGTATTTGGTTACATCGCTGCCAATTGATATAATGATTTTATTTGTATCTTTCCAAGACTTCCAAATATCAAATAACATGTTACATTGTGCGTAATTATCAAACGCATTGTTAATAAAAACATCACAATCTTGTATTTGATCTACTATATTGTTTCTATCAACACTATTTTTTATGTCATATCCACTTGTTAGGCTAAAGCCTTTTGCATTACTATTTTTTTCAAATACAGCTTTTCCAATACCTTTAGTGTGTCCAGTAATTGCAATTTTCAAAAGTCTATCTCTCTTCCTTTATATTCCCAAGTTCCGTATCTTGTTGGTTCAGCCTCTTTTGGACCACCGTATTCTTTGGCTTTTTCTTTTGAAACTTTTTGTTCTGGTATATCAGGATCTTTCCTTGCATATTTTATATCGCAATATCCACATACTACATAATGTCCGTCATGAGGTATTCTAAGATAAACTTTTGGGTGGTCATTGTTGTCACCACTACACGCAACACTATCGCCATCTATGTAAATAATACGTTCTTCGAAGCCTTTGATTCGTTCCATATTAATCCCATTCAAATAAATTACTAAATGTTGTTTTTTGTTTTGTGCTTTCTAGATCATAATTTAGCACACCAATTAGGTTTCCTAATTTATTGTCAATAATTACTTCTTCCATTGCATCACCATCAAACGGCAGTTCTTTAAACCAATCCGGCAGACGTAATTGATCTGTAGGATACGCAACACTTGTGTAGCCTAGTGGATTCTGTTTTAGTTTACATACAATAACTTTCATACCATCAACAATCTCTTGCGAATACTTATCGCCATTCATACGTTTAAGTGTATTCCAGTTGATGCTTGCTCTTACATGTCCGGGCATGTTTGCTTTGCCTTGTTTTTCTTCAAGACGCTGATAGTGCCCAATCTTGTTTGCACGTTTTGGTGAACCTTTTTCAAATCCTGGACGTTCTTTAAATTCACGTCGAAACTCTGTAATACTTTCTAACAGTTCTTTTTCGTCTTTTAGTTGTAATACCATATCAAGCAAAGTTTTCAAATAGTTTTGCATAAACACTGGAGTATCACTACGTTTCAAGTCTAAGCCCATTGCTTTTACTTTACCTAATGCACCGTCATTGTCTTTTCTATCACCTTCTAAATCATACACTCGCACTGCATATCGTTTTTTTGTAATATACAAGCCTGTATCTGCAACAACTTCTCTTGCTGCCGCAATAACATCACTTCTTGTTTTTGGACAATGAAATGCTTGCATCATAAAGTCTGGAAATGTAGTGTTTGCTTGGTTGCAAATTTGATCATATAGTGTAATTACATTGTCTTTGCCCCAAGGAACTTGACCTTGTTTGATTTCTTCTTGTAATACTGGATATGCACTAAAGTAAACAGAGTCTGTGTCACCATATATAATTGCTTTTCCTACGTGATCATATTCTCCTGTGATAATTTTGTTAACTTCGGCACTCATATGTTTTGCAATTTGTCTGCCAGTAAGTGTAGTTGACTGTCCAATACGTTTATCAAAGAATCTACAACCTGGATTAAGAATAGCACCATACAAACTGTTCAAGTTAATCTTTTTAACAAGTTGTCTTTTGTCCCAAAATGCTATTTCTGTATCATTGTTTGCTGCGATTGCTTTGCGCATTTTTGCTTGTAATTCTTTTCTCTCTGCATACCAACGTTTTAACAAACCAGGAACAATACCTTCTTTTTCATATGTAAATATAGTTCCATTTGCACTCAGCATCCAAGGTTGTTGACTGTCAAAAATTAACTTATATATTTCTGCACCACTAAGCACATGACTAGTGCCGTCTTCCAAATCTAATGTTAACGAAATGTCTTTACGTTCATCCATTACTGCTTCATATTCAAGTGTGCCAAAACGACCTTCCCAAGCAGCAGCAAATGATTTCTTTTCAAGTGTTGTAGCATTGTGCAACATCTCATCTGTAAGATCAGGCCTTATTTGACCAACAATAGTTTCAGGCGCCATATTCATTGCACGAATCACACTTGGATATAGACTGTTCAAGTCCATTGATCCAATCCATTCATGCACACCTTTTTTCGGAAACGCAACATATGCACCAGCAGCCGCTGTGCCACCTTCGTGTTCTTTTCTATTTGGCGCAATAAATCCTCTATTGTGTGTTTCATTGATAATAGCTTGTTCTGTAACAGCTACCGCACCCATTGTTGTTTGTAGTAGCACAGTATTGTCATGTGCAATTTCATTTGCAAGATCAATAAAGCGTAACTTTTTATCGATTTTATCTAATAGTGCAACGTCTTGTCTATTGTATTCGATAAACTTTTTAAAATCGTTGTTGTAAAGCTGATCAAGTGTGCCTTCATACACAGTCTTGTTTTCACCAACTTCCATTTCACCAATAGCATCTAGTCTGTATGTGTGGCGTTCTTCATATGTATACTTACGATACAGTTCAAGATAATCCATATGCACACGACCGATAGTATCAAACGTTTCAGCAGTTTTGCCATACTTTTCAAACTCTCTACGCTTTGGCAGTTGTCTCCACAAGCAAAAACGTCTAGTATCATCTTTGCTCAACACACGAGAAACACGATTTACAGTGTAAGGAATATCATACCCTTCACTGTTCCAACCACTTATAATATCTGCATCTTCTATTATATCAAGGAATGCTTCAAGCATATCTCCTTCATTTGCATACAAGTATGTGTTGTCAAAATCTGCACATTCTGCTTGTGCTTCTTCCATAGTAAGTGTCTTTGGCGGCAATGCAAATGTTACCAATGCATCTAACCATTGTAAATGCACAGTAATAGCAGTAATTGGCATAAAAGGATCGCTTGGATCAGCAAAGCCACGCTCTGGATCAAAGTCAGTCTCGATGTCAAAAAATGCAACATTAAGTTTTGGAGCATCTTGATTAAGATAATGTTCACTCAAGCATTGAAATATTGGATTCACATCACTTTCAAACATTTTCTTGCCTTTGTTTATAGCAAGTTCTTTGCGAAAGTCTTTTGTATTTTTGCATACAATTCTAGTTAGTGGATCATCATATATGCTTTTGTATTTGCCTTTTGGATCTTCATAATAAAATGTATATTTTGCTTGATATTCTTGATAATGGCGTTTGCCATCACGGCGCTCAACTGCACGTATAATGTCTGCATCTCTATCAAAAAATGCGTCAACGTATGGCATTAAGCCTCCTTATCATATCCTAATGTAGCAACAAGTGTTTCGAGATCTTCATGAGCATCTGCAACATTGTGCCAATCTCTGTTCTTAGCAATCTTTATTGCTTTATTAATTAGCGATGATTTTACATTTAGCTCTTCAGATACGGCTTTTACTGTTTCTTTTAATCCGCCTTGTAAATCTTCTATTTCTTGTAATACTGTGACGCCTTCTTTTACAAGCCGCTCTAACTTTGCCTTCTCTTCGGCACCATAGACTCTATCGCTCATGCAATACTCCTTTAATGATTATTTTTTATTATACTACTTTTCTGACTCTTCGTCAAGTGTTTTATACTGCCATTCATCAGTATGTCCAACACTCCATTTTGGTTCAGTTTCAACTTTGTAGTTCTGTGTGCAAACTTTGAAATCTGGTGTAAGTAGGTTTTCTGGTGTCAAAGAGCTATCACGCCATATGACTCTGTTATTGGGTTGTGCAGCAAATTGACCATTGTCTAGTTTTATAACATTGAACGATTTGTGCTCAGGGTCGTGTTCACTAAAGTTTGTGTCAAGTATAGAATGATCACGATGTGCATTGTCTATTGTGAAACAGTATTCTCCTGGATGCATATGTTTGTCTTTCCCGAAAAACTCGCAGCGTGACAGTAGGGGCTTTTGGATAACTGTAATATCATAATCGAAGCAGTCCCAAAGCTGAAGAACATCCAAAGGTAAAAGATCACCATGATCTGTTTTCCAAACAAATGCTGAAATAGGTAGTTTATCATATAATGCTCCATAATCTGTTAATAGTGTTTCGAAATACAATGCTTTTGCTTCAATGCTTTTGACACTTACCCAAATGCCAGGTGTAAACTCTCCATGTCCACGTTCGTGATCATATAAAAATTCTTTTCTTACATATACACTTTGCAGTGGTAAATTATGAACTAAAAATGCCATCCATACCTCTTTCTATAATTTCATATCCTTGTAATTCTTCTTTATACTTATCAGGGTCGCCTAATATAAAATATTTATATCCTTTTTGCTTATAGTATGAACATTCGCTTCTAATAGTTCTATAACCTAATTTTAGTTTAGGATTATTATAATCCCAAGCAAATTGATCTGCTATAACTGTTTTTTTACTAGGAAACTTATATGTAAGACTCCAAGCAATCAATGTTTTATCATCAAAATAACCAAATACGTCTGCATTATATTTTGCTTCTTTATTCCATTCTTCTTCAAAGACAGGATGAGGATTTTCTATTTCGTTGTGGTCAATATATTTTTTATATATATTTTCGCAGGCAGGAAAATCTTGTAAACCAAGTAATGTGAAATCAATTTGTTTGTAATTAGTTTTTTCTAAATCTATTCTACAAATCATTTACAACATCTTCATAATAATCTTTCGTCCAGTATTTATAGTAGTTTTGCCTCTTCAAAATATTTCTTGCTCTTTGCAGTTTTTCTTTTTCTTGTAATAAAACTAAAACAAATTCTCCTTGATTTACACATACATCCAAAACTTTTTCTTCTGCATTAGGATGATCTTCTAAAGCAATATATCCACGTTTTGTTAAAAAACGTTCCATACTATCTTCTACACAATCGCTCAAATCGTCACTTGATATATTTTCTTTTTTACAACCAATAATTACAACTTCTTTTCCTTTAGGCCAGTGGTAACTAAAATTTTCAAGTTCGCAGGCAATATATTCTGGCATAGTTAAACTATCTATTGGATTTAAAAAATGATAAACAATTTTATTATCTAACATTGCTTGTTTTGCAAAAGGACATGGAGGTAAATCATTAAAGGCTGGATTTGCTATAGTCAAAAAATTTGTTATCCATTTTCTTACAGATTCTTCAAACATTTTCTTTTATTTTCTTTTGTGTTGCTTCTAATCTATTATGTGTTTTAAGAACATTGTTACAAAGGCCACACTGTGGCAACATATATTTTAAATTTTTTATATCTTGTTCAAGTTCGGCAGTAATTTGTATAGGTTTGTAATCTAAAATTATATCTTTGTGTTCTTTTTTTACAGGAAATTTCTTTACAAATTCCTGTGCGCCAACCATAGTGCCACATTTCCATAATGCACCTTGATAAAAATAATGACAATGACTCCAAGGACACAAATTGTGTGTATGTTTAGGATTAGTTTCAAATAGTTCGTATTCACCATAATCATTTTTTCCTTTTGTGCCCCATGTAAAAAAACTTGCATCCATAGATTGATATACAACTACTTTACCATTTAGTTTTCCAATATTATGGTGTTCTGTGCCTTTTGACCAAACAATATTGTCTCCAAATATATCGTATATAACCTTCCAAGTAGTAGATAAATGTTTAGGATCTTTTGTGTGTATTTCTAATATTGCTCCTAATTCTGTCCATTCTAAAATACGATCAGTCCAACGGTCTAATTGCACTCCGTTTGTGCATATTTTGAATTGTTTTGAGTCAAAGTATTTGCTTATGCCTTTTACCCATAAATCCAAATCTGGATTTCCTAAAGGTTCGCCGCCGATTATGCTAAAGTCATCAACAGTTACTAGACTTCCCCAGCGTTTTACGTCATCCTTGTTGTCTTCCCAACGTTCGTGTCCGGATATGTTAAAATTATTATAACTAAGACAATTAGCACAAGACAGATTACACGTATGGCTGATATACCATTGTGCAATAGGAATTTGAATTTTAGACATTACAACTCGTCTAGAGCTTCTTTAAGTTCTCTATAATAATCCATCAACATTACATATTCTGCAGACCCTGTGTTTGCAAAACCACCTAATGTTGCTTCTAATCTATCAACAATTAATTCTAATTGATCTTCATTGCTTTTTATAGCGTTGTTAGAAGTTCTTCTTTTCATTGCTTCTATATGTTCTATAGATGGATCATTTTCTAGGTCTTGTAGTGCATCAATAGTTTCACTATCTAGTTCTACACGTATAGCTTCTAGTCTTTCTGGTTCACCTATTATAGACGCAAGTTGTCCATACCAGCCATATCCAAACATGCCAAATAATTGTTCACTTGCTAAGTCATCAATAAGGCTATCATTTACTCCAGGTAATTGTTTGTAACGTTCGTCTATTAATTCATAATCTTCACGATCTTTAATTTGAGCAACTAACGCAGTTATTAAATCTTCATCTGTGCCACCTGTGCTAATTGCAAATTTCATTGCATCTTTAAATAGTTCTGCCATCGCTCTTGGCGCAGCTACAGCTAAATCATATGTAGTTGCTACTCTTAATATAGGGCTATTACTATTTGTTGCATTTTCAATAAATTCTTTTACGTCATTTTTACCATCACCCATTGTTGGCAGTAAATCTAACCATGTGCCTGGAGCAGCGTCTCTGTAAATATTTTTCCATTTTTCTTCACCATCGGGTAATTGTAATAATTCATCAACTGCTGCTCTTACAGTTGCCTCGTCACTGCTTAGTATTTGATCTGACAGCTGAGTTTCTGCACCATCTAGCTCTGCTTTGTCATCAGCACTTAACACTGGGAAGTTACGATCGTTCAATCCTTCAGCCAAATACTTCTCATCAAAATATATATTTGCTCCAGGTTCTCCGCCATCTTCGCCAGTCAACCAACCCCTGTCATCTGCTATTTGTTCTGTAATGTAACGTCTTGCATCGTCAGGAGAAGTCATAAGTTTTGCAGCATCATTTATAATATTTTTTAATCTAGCTCCACCTAAATCTACACTTGCTGCATCAAACGGTTCTGCTCTTACATAAAATGCTACCATTTCAGGATAACTGGTGTTAATAACATTTATAAAAAGAACTTGCGCATCTCTAATTTGTTCAGGCTCTGCTGCCACATCAAAATCAGGCATAACTCCACCTGATGTTTCTATTGCTTTGCGATATATGCCATCTACTACTATTACATTATAATCGTTATAATTAGTGACATGATGATCTAATTCAGATTGTAATCCAACTTTATCTTCTTTGCTTATTGTATAAGTATTACCTTCATAATTAGTTTCAACCTCAGTATTCTGAGCAAAATTTATACTTGCATGTAAAAAGCTAGGTGCAATCCTTTGTATACCAATCATACGACTTACAAAAATACTTGCATAATCTTCTTTAGACAATTCACTATGTATTCTTTCATGTAATTCTTCGTTAAACATCTGTTGATATATTGTTGCTAAATCATCAAAGTCTTTAGCTGTGTTAAGATTTCTTAGTTGTGCTGCTATAGCTTCTATATCATTAAAAAAACTTCTACCTCCAGGTAGTGCAGCTACCATGCTATTTTCGAAGGCCTTGTTCAACGCAGTTGCCATTGCTCTTAATGTAGTATCATCTAATGTGCTAGAGGTTGTAGCAGTGTTTTCTGCTCGATCAACTTCGTCTTGACGAGCTTGTAATTTAATGTTGTCCTTTTCCCATAGCTTTATTGCCATATTAGAATATTTTGTAAATTGTTGGTCAGGACGTATAGTAATTGAGCCTGAAGCAATTTGTTCTTCTGTGCCGTCTGCATAAACTGCTGTTGTTTGTCTTGCTTTTCTGTCAAATGTTGTTTGCCATGCTTCGTCACTATATGTCATGTCACGATCTCGTGTATAAATGTAAAGTGCTAACTCTTGGACAATTCTAGAAACTTCCTCTTTAGATGTTTTATCTAACCAACTGTCACCAGGCGATGAACGTTTGCTTTCTTCTATTTCAGTTGCTATTCTCCACCATGCTGATGGACCAACTGCTTCCAACATTGTATTTGTATCTATTGCGTCTTCTACTTTTCCAGGTATTTTTTGTTCATATGTAAATCCATCAAATATACCTTTGGTTTGTATAGTTCGTCTAGACTCATCACTTTTGAGTAAACCGTTACGTGTAAGCTCACGTTTTTGTAAAAAGTCTATGTCTATTGCTCTTAGTGTTGGTGGTGTTGTTGTTGACAAAGGACTGTCTATTCGATACGGAGGAGTTTGTAAGTTTATACTTTTCTTCCACGCTAATAATGCATTATCTAATGCTTGTGTCCATTCACCAGACTCAGTTCCAGACCATGCTTTACCACCTAACTGTGGTCCTTGTTGTGTTCTATTTGTTACAAGTGTATGTCTTTTGAGATTTTGTTTTATTGCAATAACTTGATTAGGCATATGATCTGTCCTACTTATAGGACGAACATTTTGAGTGCCTATTTGTCCTGCATCTAAGGGACTAAAATTTTCAAGGATATCTAAAACACGCATTTATACACCCATTTTTTTACTTAGTGCATCGTATAATCTATTCTTTATATCGCTTGTGTCTATACTTGCATTTGCTTTTGCATTTTTTGTAGCAGTAGCATACATTACTGCTTCTGCATCATCTCCGTAACGTTTTTTGAAATCACTTTTGTTTTTCTTCATACCTTTGACTAGACGTTCTTTTTCTTTTTCTTCTGGTTTGGTAAGTTCACGTTCGCTTAACATTGCTTCTAGTGCTTCAATTCTGCGTTCTAGTGCAGCAATACGATCTTCTTCGCCTTCGCCAACAAGTTTATCTTTTAATGGATGAGGTTGTTCACCAGTTGCACTAGGCTTGCTTGTTTTTGGCATTTTATCTTTGCCTTTTGCCTGTCCTGCACTGCCCATTTTTTGTTTTTCGTTTAAACTTATACCAGCAAGTGCAGCAAAGTCATTTACACTATAGTCTTTATCCATTTGTAATGAACCTTCTGGCACTGACGCACTTTCTGCGATATAGTCAACTTTTGCTTCAGGTGCTGGAGCATTACCACCTGCTTGTGCTCTAAGTTTAGCTAAGTCTTCTGCTGGGTCTGTAGGATCCATAGCAAACAGTTTGTGTTGTAGTGCATTGTAGTCCATTACTTCTTCCTTTTAACAGTCGCAATTTTTGCAATCACATGTTGGACCGCATTTACAATTTGGTTTGTCGCAACTCATAATATCTCCTCGTTAGCCGTCGCCTTTTACTTTATGACAACTATTGCCTTTCCCTCTACGATAGCCTTTCCAGCATACTTTGCCGTGGCTTCCTTTTTTCTTTTCTTCATCTAATGTGGTGTAACTTGGCTTACCACAATCAGGACATAAGTCTTTTGACTCTGTTATTTCTCTCATTTTCATAGCTAAACTTCCCTTATATGTTTTAAATTCTTCTTCGCTCATTACAGGCTTATTTCTTTTTACTTTCGCCTGTTGAGGTATTTCTACACTTTCAAACTTTGTTTCGTAATCGAGTGCATGATATACTGAACTAAGGTAGTCTGCTGCTTTAGTGATTTTAGCTTGTTGCCATCCTTCAATACCCTCAGCTTCACTTACGTTTTTCATCATCTCGTGTAGTTTGATAGCATACTTGGCAATTTTATAAAGGTCGCTACGTGCCATTTGCACTTCGTGGTCACGCTCGGCTACGTCAGCTAGTGCGGCCAAACCTTCTTTGATTTTGTCTTTCATTATAATGCTCCAAATAGTAATTACTATACTATTTATCTAAGAGCTTTAGGACTTTTTCTTTTTCTTACGCTTCTTTGGGCCAGTTCGACTTTGCATATCACCCATAGGCATTGCTACTGCTGCTACACTGCCTGCACTTGTAGTTTCTTCTACATTCTCTTTTTTAGCAGTTTTTGCAGCATTTTCCCAATCTTTTTTACTTGGCGCATCTGGATGATCTTTGTCACGGCTTGTGCCTGCTTGTTTACGTTTGTTAACATAATAGTAAAGACCTTTTTTCTCTTTTTCTTCTATGTTATCGTTAAGTCCGCCGTCTTTGTGATCAGCTTTTATATCTTTTGTAGCATCATGAACTTTTTTACCATACTGTATAAGTTTTTGTATTACGGCTACAGGAACGTCAGTTTTCTTTTCTATGTCTTTTAAACTATTAGGAGCAAACAATGCACCCATGTTAGTCATTTCATCACCAACTTTTGCCATTGTATTTGCAAGCGCATCATCTTTTACTTGTTCTGCTTGTGACATTAAAACTCTGCCAATATTTGCCATCATACGTTGTTGGGGTGTCATGTCAAAATTATCTTCAACAAATTCATTTATTCTCATTGTATTTTCTCCAATATTCGTTGCGCTCGTTGGTGCTAGTCCTGTTCGCTTCGTGCTCTTTGTATTTAGCTATATAATGAGCATAATCTAAATTTTCTATACCCTTATACTCAAGCCATTCTTTACTATATCCATCAGGATATTCTTCGCCTATTGTCCCCACTTTCATTTTCCTTATCCGCTATCCACTTTAGCATATTTGTTGCAGGATTTTCAAGATACCATCCAATGTCGCGATATGTTTTAAATTTTGCTGCTAACAATTCTGCTTTAATAGGAGCAAAAGATTTCCTATTATCTATTGATATTAGGTCTTTAACTTTTTTACCTGCAAAGCTACCTAAAAATGTTTCTAAGTTTAGCATATAATAAAAAGGAGTGTCTACTATTACTTCTCCTTTGTGTTCTTTATAATCTGGGATACCAGTCTGATAGCCCGATATTATTTTTTCCATTTCTTCTTCTGGTGGCGCATCTGTTCTACTTATAGTTGCGCCTCCGTCACCAGCACCTTGAGCGTATTTTGGATCATATCCTTTAAATCCGCCTAAGTCTTCAATGTCAGGATTCCAATAAGCAGTAAAATCTCCACCTGGAATCATAATATGATTTGTGCCGAAATAACTGCTAGTGCTACTAGGTGCGACTGTAGTTGCTTGTGCAGGACTTTTTATATCTAAGCCTTCAAACACTGCTGCCTGTATAGGATTTATCATATTACCCATTACAGATTTTCTAGGAGGGTTGTTTATCTTGTGTATTAGATTATATTTTTTGCCACCGTAAAAAGTTCCTAATCCTTTCATAGCTCTATATATAATTGGATCGTTACCTAATTTTGAACAAAGATTAGCTGCAACTTTGACACGCTCTATTGCATGTTGAGTATCATTTATACCTTGTATGTCTTCGGTGATTTCATGCAGCTTCATTTTTTCTTCTTTCGTCCGCTCTTCATGTTTGCACACCAATGATACATCTTAGCCTTTTCACCGCTTGCTTTTTTAGCACGTTTACGTAAATCTGTAACACTCCCATTACAACTAGCACCTGAACGCTTTACACGCCCTGGTCTGCTTTTGCCTTTTTTCTTACCATCGGCAAAGTTTTCTAATGCTGTAAATATTCTGCCTGGTTTTTTTGGTTGTGGTTCTTCTAGTGTATGTCCACCTTCCATAATAGCCCATTCAGTTGCTGTGTAACGTGGTTCGGTGCTTTCTGCCATTCCTAAATTAAATAGAACATTAGTGCTACTGCCTCTAGTTTTTTTACGTAGCACAGGTGGTCGTCCGTCTTTGTCTACTTTGTTTCCAAATTTAGCTGCTTGTGTTTTTATTTCATCTGTGCCTACATCGGGCGTTGTGTTTACACCTTTAACAATTCTACCAACACCTTCGTCTAAGTGATATATTCTCATTTTTTTCTACCTCGTAAGCCCGGAGGATACTCTTGACCTTTCCAATAAGGACGACTAAACCATAATTTAAACCAATCTAAATCACCAGCTTTAATATTATTCTTACGTTGTATCTTTGCTTTTTCTGTTCCTGTATGACTTATGTTTTCAGGAACATATGGTGTGAATCCTGTGAACTTATTACGTATACCTGCTAGGTGTTGTAAGTCCGCAATGTCCATTATGCTGCTGCTTTTCTTGCCTGTGTTATTGCTCTAGCTAGATCAGCTGGTGCAGCTTTTGGAAATTGTCTTCTCATATCAGAAAGTAACTGTTTGTCTGTTTTGTAATTTAAGCGTTTTTGTGCATATCTCATATAATCCTTAAATGGATCTTTAGCGCCATGCATAATTCTGTTACCTATATTTTGAACAAAATCCATAACACCTTCGTCTAAATCTTTCATTTCATCTGCTATAATTTCAGCAACCAAACGTTTTACATCACCTATATTAAATATGTCTTCTTTTTTATTCATGACATTGAATTTTTTACAATATTGATCAAAACCTTTATTGATCATATTTTCTATAGGTGCTGTGTTCTTCTTATTTTGTCTAAATTCTTCTACAGCAGGAAAAAAGTTTTTTCGATAAAACAAAGGATCGTTACGCATATAAATTAACAAATCTGCCGGCACATCAAAGTCAGGTTTTGGCAGTATTTCGTTAGGAATATCCAGATCATTAAATTCGTTTATTTTTACCATTTTCTACAACTCCAATATCTTGCCTTATGTCTAGGTCCTGGATTGTCACAGTTGTGTCTTGCTCTAAAACTTCTACGTCTTTCGGGATTAGACTTTTTAATTTTAGCACCTTTTTGACCAAAGTTTACTTTAACTACATTGCCTTTTGGATTCTTGACATATACTTTAAACTTTTTGACGTCACCTGCCATTGGCTTGCCAAGTTTAACTTTTCGTCCTTGATATTCAGCTTCGTCAACCATTTCATCTTCGTTAAACCAAAGAACTCCATAGTCTTCATAGAAACGATCATCATCATTATATGTTACTTCATGCTGTTCAATATTTTCAGCAAGTATTGGCTTTCTATTCCAAGTTGTTTCTGTTATAGGAGATCCGTCTCTGTTATGCGTGATGCCAAATTGTGCATCCCAATCGTTTTTTGCTCTGTTATTGAAAACACCTGTTGGTCTAGGATCAACTGGATCTGTTGCAAATGCACCTGCTTCTCTATTCAATGCTTGTGCTGCTGATCTAGCTTGCTGTGCAGTTCTATATGATTTACCTACCATTTGTCCTCCTGGATTTATTACTCTAAATACTCTACCGTTTTGTTGTATGTTATGGAATTGTGGTGCAGAAGTTGCTGCATTTACATCCGCATCAATTCCGCCTGCTGTGCCTGTTTGATCTAAACTTGCTGGCGGACTTGTATCAATATTTACATCTTGTGCTGCACCACCCAATGAAGCTTTCAAATCAAGCAATGCCTGTGCTGCTAATTTTTCATCTTCACTAGCATCTGCTAGTATTTCTGGATCTGCTAAATCTTCATTTGGATACATTTGATCCAAATATTGTAATGTAGTTTGTGATAGTATTGGAGGCATATCTGCATTATCAATAACACTTTTTAAATTATCAACATTATCACTTGTTAAGTCGCCTGCTGTGGCTTCTGCTGCTTGGAATACTTCTGGTGGCATATTATTAGATAATACTCTATTAGCGCCTCCTTGATCTGCTGGCTCTACTGCTGCTGCGAAATCTGTTGCTGTATCATTATTTTCTGGTTGTTGTAACACAGGAGGAATACCTCTATTTACAGCCTGATCATCAGTATTATCTATTGTAGCACCTTGTTGTGAACTTGTATCATTTTGTCCTAGTCCTGATTGAGCATTTGCACCTGCATCTGTGTCTACATTAGGTGCTTGATTAGATGGCGGTTCTGCTCCGTAGAACTCACGTGCAGCTTGTATTTCTTCTTCTGTAGCATCTGGATTTTGCAAAATACTATTTGCTTGATCTTGTGTTGTTACTGACACTGTAGGCGGTGGTGCTCTGAAACCACTATCTGCATTACCTGCACGTGGATCATTTGCATCTGGATTTGTATTGTTCGGAGGTGTATCTGCTTGAACCATCCCTCTTCCAACAGGACCATCTACTGTTCCAGTGTCTACTCCTACCCTATCATTATTTTGTGCTGCTGCGGCATTTGGTTCTGTTTGTTGTCCAGGTGTAAATCCTCTTCGATTTTGTAGTCTAGGATCTTCTGGTTGTGTCTGTTGTCCGGGTGTAAATCCTCTTTGATTCTGTAGCCTAGGATCTACATCTGCTTGTTGAGCCTGTTGATCTTGTGCCATTTGTCTGACTGCATCTATAGGTCCGGATGCATCTACATCCATTCCTCTGTTAGAACCTGTTACACCTTGATTTTGATTCTGCGGAGGTGCTTGTGTAGTTGAACCGCTACCAGGAGTAAATGGTCTTTCGGCTGGTCTTACTGGTCCTGCATTTCTTGGAGCTCCACCAGCTGCTAATGCTGATTGAGTTTGTCCTCCTGCTATTCCATCTACTTGTATACCAGCACGTTGTTGGAATTTCCTCACTGCTGCTTCTGTTTTTGGTCCATATATACCATCTTGTTCTGCTGGTGGCATTCCAAGCATTTGTTGTAATGCTTTTACTGCTGGACCTCTACTTCCATTTCTTAAGGTTGCTTCTGTTAATTCTATTTCAAAATTATTATGACCTTTATCAAATAATTTATTTGCCAACGCCTCAACAAATGCTTGTTGATTTTTTTCTTCTATAGGAGAAGATAAAGGTAATCTTAAAGTAGTTTTATTGCTTTTTTCTATTAGTTCATATTCTACAGAATCTTCTGTAAGTCCTACTCTAGCCGTGCTAATCATTGTGTCTAAAACAATGTCTCTTTTATCTTCATTAAGTTGTTTTGAAAATATTACGTTTATAAAATGGTCCATTATTAATCCTTTAACAGATGTTGTATGTATTTATCTATGTTTGATTATATAGGAGCTCATCTATTCTTTGTATGTTATCACCTACTAACAGTTGCGCAAAAATCATTGCTTTCTCGTTCTTTACATAGAAATAATATCCTTTGACGAAACCGTTATTATACATTTCTCTTTTTGCTTTATCACCAGCCTTAGCTAAGTTTGGATTTGCATCAATCCACTTTGCCAATCCAGGAACACCTTTAGCAGGCCCCAGTGTTAATTTGTATCTGTATTTTGGTGTTTTATCAACTAAAATAATATTTTTGTTTTTGGAAAGTGTATCTATATTTTGTGGATCTGGTTCCCAAAATTCTACAACAGTGTGAAGTGAATTTATAAGTGTTTTTACTAATTCTCTATCATTTGTATAGATACTTGCATTACTTTGTTCTACTCTTACTTTATATTCTTTTTTATATTTTTTTAATATCCTATATAAATTTATAGCATCAAAAAAATGATCGGTTTTTACATATTCTTCATATGATAATCTCCAAGGCACTTTGAAAATTTTAATCATATGATCTTTTTGTTTGGCAGCATGATATGCCATATGTAAATCATCTAATTTGCTTCGTGCATAGTTTAAATTTTTGCCTTGAAACTCCATACGAAAAATAGTAGCTTGGCTATTGTATAAAACTACCTTGTATAAGTATTTTCCATAATGTAATTTTTTAGTTTCAAATAGTTTCAAGTTCATCAGTAACACAATCGAGTTTTATTTCATCTTCTCTAAAGTCAATGATAACACTGCCGCCATTTTTAAGTTCTCCAAATAGCATTTTCTTACTCAAAGGACGTTTTATGTCAGAATCAATCACACGTTGTAAAGGCCTAGCTCCCATCTTTCTATCAAAGCCTTTATCAACAAGATAATCTAATGCTTCATCAGTAAGTGTTAATGAAATATTTTTTGCAACTACTTGATTTTTCAATTCAACTAAAAACTTACCAACAATTTTCATCATAGTATTTTTGTCTAATTTTCCAAATGTAATTACACCATCTAGTCTGTTACGGAATTCAGGCGCAAAGAATTTTTTGAGTTCAGTGTCTTCATAATCTTTATCCATGTCTTCACCAAAACCTATTGCATTTTTTTCTGCCTCTTGTGCGCCAAGATTTGTTGTCAAAATAAGTGTGCAATTACGTGCATCTGCTTCTTTACCATTACTACCTGTTACTGTTCCGTTGTCCATAATTTGTAATAGTATACTGCTTACATCAGGATGTGCTTTTTCTATCTCATCTAATAATAAAACACAATTAGGATTTTCTTGTAATTTATCAATTAACAAACCACCTGCATTATCTTCATATCCTACATAACCAGGAGGAGATCCTATTAATTTACTGATGCTATGTTTTTCTTGATATTCACTCATATCAAAACGCACTAGTTTTACACCTAATTGAGTGCTTAATTGTTTAGCAAGTTCTGTTTTACCAACACCTGTTGGACCCATAAACACAAAACTACCTACTGGTTTGTTTTCACTTTTCAAACCAGCTTGTGCAACCAAAATTTTATCAACAATATCTTCAATAGCCTTGTCTTGTCCGTAAACAACTTTTTTCAAGTTATCCTCCAAGTGTGCTAGGTTTTCGCTTTCTCGCTCTTTTACTTGTTCCTCTGGTAAATTCACCATTTTAGCAAGTTCGAATTGTATATTTTCTTCTGCAACTATTTTGTTTTCTGTTTGATTGTTTACTTTGAATCTAGCACATGCAACATCAATTAAATCAATAGCTTTATCCGGTAATTTCTTATCAGTTTGATATTTAATACTAAGATCTACTGCTGCTTCTATCGCATCTTCTGTTATCTCAGTTGCATGATAATCTTCATAATATTTTTTTACACCTTGTAATATCAAAACAGTGTTTTCTCTACTTGGCTCGTCGATTGTGACTCTTTGAAACCTACGCATCAATGCACGATCTTTTTCAAAATACTTTCTATATTCTTCCCAAGTTGTTGATGCTACAACTTTGATATTTCCTTTAGCTAGTGCTGGTTTTAGCATATTTGCTAGATCATTTGCACTGTTGCCTCCGCCGGCACCTGCACCGCTTATCATATGTGCTTCATCAATAAACATAATAGTTTTACCTTTTTTTGAAAGTGCTTGTAAAACTAATTTAAAACGTTCTTCAAAGTCTCCTCTATACTTACTACCTGCAAGCATACTTCCTATATCTAATGTAAACACATTATATTCTTTCAAAAACTCTGGCACATCTTCGTTAACAATTTTAAAAGCTAATCCTTCAGCAATCGCAGTTTTACCTACACCAGGATCGCCTACCATCAATACATTAGATTTTGTTCTTCTGCCTAATGCTAGTGATACTTGTTCAATTTCTTCTGTTCTGCCAATTACAGGGTCAACTTTGTTTAACTTTACTTGTTGATTCAAATCAGTTGTAAAATCTCTAAGAGCTCTGTTTGCAGCTCCCATATTGATATCATCATCACCTTCAATGATATCAAATGCTTCGTTGCTCATATAATCAACAAATTTTTCTTTTTGTATGCCAACTTTTTGCGTAATGAAATAAGACCAACTTTTCTTTTCACTTAATATACTTAAAAATACATCAACTATTTCTATGTTATTACGTCCATTAAACAATACTTGTGTAAAAGCCCTGTTAAGCACTCTTTCTACACTTTGCGTTTTTTTAGGCTTGTGTGCTTTTTGATTAGTTTTGATATCATCTAATTTTGTTTTTAGAAAGTTTTCTAATTCTTTTTTCATATGCTCAACATCGGCGCCATATCCTGTAATTATAGTGCCGAAAGTATCTTCACAGAGCATTGCATATAAAAGATGTTCAAGTGTCACATATTCATGTGTTAACTTAATTGCATCTTTCATAGCTTTTTCAAAAACTGCTTGTAGTTCTTTACTTGGTTCAACCATTGACTTTCCTTTTTTTATTTCTTTTACGTTCAGCCATTTCAAGTTTAAGTTTGCTTACTCTATCTATAAACTGAATACCATATAAATGATCATATTCATGTAAAAATACTCTAGCATCTTCATCGTCAAATTTTGCCTCAACGTGCATTGTATTTTTCATGTCTGGTGTAAGTGTATCAAACTCCACCATTGCACTAATAGGACGTCTTACCTTCAAAAATAATCCCGGATGACTCAAACATCCTTCTTTTCCTATTTCTAATTCTTTGCTTAATCCTTTTATCACTGGATTTATCACTGTAACATAATCACCATGTTTTTTATTATGTTGTGCTTTCATTACAAATATTTGTCCGTCAAATCCTACTTGATTAGCACTTATTCCTATGCCTTTTTCTTTCACCATCAAATCTAACATTTCCAAAGCAATAGGTGCAGGATGAACATTATCCAAATCAAATCTTTGAACTTTATTTTCAAGCATTGTATTAGGTGCTTTTATCAATTTCATCATTTAAATCATTAACCTTTTGTAATATTTCATAATCATTTATTTTTGGTGTAATACCTTTTACTTCTAAATATAAATTACCCATGCGTCCACTGTTCATGTCAGGAAGTCCATGTCCTGCTACGCTTAATACAGTGCCTGGATTTGTGCCTGGGGGTATCTTAACAACAAGCGGACCACCGCCTAATTTGTCAACTACTATTTCTGTGCCTAAAATTAACTGTAATACATTTATACTACATTTTGTTTTCAAATGCAACCTATCTCTTGTAAATCTTGGATGATTTTCTACAATAATTTTTACATGTAAATCACCTCTAGGTGCTTGACTAATACTATCATCTCCTAGTCCTTGAAAACGCATAGTTGTTCCGCTTTCTATTCCTTTAGGAACACGTATAGTTGCTATTTCTTCTTTTCCACTATTAAGTGCATATCTGCCTACAACATTTTTTCCTGCTGCAATATCTTCTAAAGACACTTTTACGGATAAACCTATATTTGCATTACGTCTTTGCCTTTGTTGCATATTGCCAAAAAAACTACTAAAAATGTCATTAACATTTTGACTGTTAAAATTATAACTATTTTGTCTTTGTGGATTGTCATACATGCTACGCTTATCTGGATCTTTAAGAGTATCGTATGCTTCATTTATTTGTTTGAAACGTGTATCATCACCACCAGTTCTGTCCGGATGATGTTCTTTTGCAAGTCTACGAAATGCAGTTTTTATATCTTTATCAGATGCGTTTTTTGGAACGCCCAAAACGGAATAGTAATTCATACAATTACTTATTGCATGAACTACTATTTTTATGTATTACTGATTACCAGTTATCGTCTTTTTTAGCTGCTGGTTTAGAACTGCTTCCTGACTTGCCTTTTGTATAAGCCTGTGCGCCAAAAAATGCTGCTACCAAACCTGCAATAGCCACAAAATATGTTGGTGCTATGTCACCAATAATCTGCGCTGCTTTGTCAACACCTAAAATACTTGTTGCAAGTATAAGCACTGGATACAACAACATACCCCAAAGTGCAAACCATGCCATTGCTCTTATCTGATCTTCTTTTTTATCTTCGTTTTCAAACCTAGCACGGTCTTGTTCAAGTTCCATTAAACGTTCAGCTTTGGCCATTTCTGCGTCTGTAATTACACCATCGCCATCTGCATCTAAGTGTGCATATTTAGAATCTACATCTAGTTTTTTTGCTGCTGCCATTATTTGTCTCCCTCAAGTTTGGCAATACGACTTTCTAAGTCGTCTATCTTTGCTGTAATTTTAGGATACTTTTTACGCCATGCGTCTGCTGGCTGTTCTAGCCATGTAAGTCCCCAACGTTCTACAAGATAATCAATCGCTCTGTCTACTTTGGCGTAACCCCATAGACCGATACGTGTTGTGCTTATGTATGCTACAAATATAGCACCAAACACACTACCAGCAAGCGCCGTGTAAATCCACAAGCGATCGCTAGCCATTCTTTCAATCATTTCCCACATATTGCCCTCATAATATATGTGTATTTATTCTTCTACAACTACTGCGCCTTCTAGTGCTTCCTCTGCTTTTGCATAGTAACCTTCATATGCTGCAATTATAGCTTGCTGCTGTTGCACCAATGCTCGTATATCTGAAAAGTTTAAACCTAAGTTTCCGTAGCCTTCGCCTGTTAGTGCATACAATGCAAATGCTTTGCCTTCGCTGTTAAGTTTTGTTATAACTGCGTCAACGTTTGCTTCATTAAGGACAATCCACTCAACTTCACGCATATTTAATTCATCAACATTTGGCAATGTCAACGTTGGTTTTTCTACAGGCTTTGTAGTGACTTCAATTTGCTGTGGTTTCGTCGAGCATGCCGCGAGACTTATAAGTATCGTAAAGCCAAGGACACTCTTTGTTAAAAGCGATGCCATTTTTAGCGTTCCTTTCTTTTTCATTTAGTTCTGCCCCCGACAATAATTCAAAACATCTGCCTGCATTTACAGTGCCTCTATTTACTGCTTTTTCAATACTTTCTGCATTAGCAATAGCTGCTGCTGTTAAATCTATTTCTTGTAGTTTATCTGCAAGTCTTTGATTTTGTCTGCGTATTGCAGTGTATTGTTCATTAAGTGTTGCAAGTTCGCTAGATGCTTTTGCATAATCTGTTTCTAGCGAACTTATAGTTTGTTCATTGGTAGCTACTGCTGTTTCTAATTTTGCATTATTTTCATGTAGAATAGCCAAACGTTCTTGTGTATCATTATAATACCAATAGCCAGCTAGTCCCATCATTAACATTATTACAAAAAATATACCTGCAAGTCTCATATTACGATCCTGAAAACATCTCCATTAGTGGCGGGCCAAAACTACCTGCTGCCCATCCTAGAGCAACAATAGCAATAACACCCATTGCTAACCATTTCATTTTAAAGTCGTCTACATCCATGCGTAAAGCTACAAGCTCGTTACCAAGTATGCGCACACTTACTTCTAATTTACCTTTGTCATCTGATTCAGCCATTTAGTCCTCCATAAGTTTCGCAAATGTAGCAGGGCCTGCTATTCCATCAGCTGTCAAGCCATTAGCAGATTGCCACTTTTTTAACGCACGTTCTGTGCCTGGACCAAAATCTCCGTCTGCTGTAATACCAAGTGCTTCTTGCATTATTTTTACGCCTTCGCCTTTAGCACCTTTACGTAATACGCCGATATCATCTAAAATATCTTCAATACTTTCGTCATCTTGTCCAAGGTCGTCTACATCCATGCCTAATACTTCCATTGCATGTTTATAACGTCTTTGTCTATCTTCTAAACCAATGTTACCACCATTGATAACTTTTGTCATTTTGACCACATTATCTGTATCAGCAATACGATTCAAATTATTAGTATCCCAGAACCAACATGCTGACTCTACAGCACCTTGTTCTGTTGCAACATACTCTGCTGCTTCTTCTGCACTCATGCCTACACTTTCACCAAATTTAGTATAGTTATGACGTCCTGTTAATTGTTTCAAACCACGTCCACGAAAGCGCCATCCATCACCTTCATTTACATTGCCCATTTTGTATTTACGAAACTCATCCATATATACATAATTTGCAATCATTTCTGGTTGTCTATGATACTCATCAGCATCACGCTTAGGAGGTGAACCAAAATAACGTCCAAACACTGCTCTAAGTGCTTTTGCACTGTAGTTTAAATTTTCTTCTAAACGTTTAAAGTTTGCACTTTCATGACCACACTGGCTTAAAAAGTGTGCTACTCTACGTTCAGTTGTTATACCATATTTTGGTAAGATATCAGCTAATGCTGCATACCATTTTAGTGCGGTGTCCTTGTCCATATTTAATATCTGTGCCAAGTGGCGACCGCGAAAGTCAAAATCAAAGCTCATAAGTTTCTTTCCTTGTTTTCTTGAGTGCAGTGGCCGCATCTGCAATGTTGACATGTTTTTATTATTATTGGCGGCTCGTTATAGTTCTGAAGTTCTTCGTATAATGGTGTTCCACAATGACTTGGTTTACCACAATTTTCGCAATGGGTTTGCATTACATCCTTTCAACTACTAATGTATATCCCTCATTTTCAAAAGTTAGTGTTTTTTGCCCAAATTTCATAATATTGTAATCTCCAATATATTTTGTTAAGAACATTATTTCTGCATAGTCATTTACATTTATTTTTTCTTCTATGCTTTCATTTATAATATTAGTGTTGCTAAAATCTTTAATAATAAATCCTAATGGATCTGCATATTGCTTTTTCATATATAAATTGTTGCCTAGTATTTCTGAAGATTCTAAAAAGCTCTTGCTAAAAAAGTTTTTATAATTGTCTAATGTGCCTTCATTTACACTATTCAAATATGTTGTCGTATCAGTAGGAACTTTGCTCAAATTTTCTACTGTTGCATCGTTGCTTTTAAAGCCTTTGTGATATCTATATTTGAACGCATCGATTTCGCTAATTTTTCCTACACCATCTAGTAGTTCCATTATATTTGTTGCTACATTGCGATTACGTTCCATTTCAACAAAAACTTTATATTTCCCATTGTCTATTTCACCAGGTGTGCTGTCAGCATCTAAAACAAAATCATATCCTTTTTCGATAAAATCTACTAAGTCTTTTGCAGCGTTGGTTTCGTTGACTGTAAAACTTACAACAACTATATCTTCGTCATCACCCATTTTACTTTTGAAAGCATCTACTTCAAAAATTGAATCAACTAAGTGTTGTAAGTCACCTGCTCTATACGTCATACTGCTGCTCCTGGAAGTGGTGTGCCACCTGCTGCTGGTGCTGCTGGTGCTACTGGTGCAGCAATTGGTGGTGCTGGAGGTGCTCCTGCTGGTGCATTTGGTTTTGCATCAGGCAACTCGATATTCTCCATTGACCCACCATATATATCTACAATTAATTTTTTTGGCATGTCTATTTTAACCAACCAAATAGGATGCTTATCTAATTTGCCTTTTTTGGTTCCAGGACGTATATCTCCTGGTTTCCTTATAGGTCTTGGTTTTAAAATGGCAGATTTGGTGTAACTTACTTTGCAATCATAATCTAACAAACGTTTGCCGCCCATTGGGTCTGGCATTTTTTTACGTGGCCACATAAATGTGCATGATACCCAATGACGTTGTATAATTGGTCCTTCGGCTAGTTCTCCCATATCCCAGTTATCATAGACATATAAACCTAGTTCATCTATTACTCGTTCGAAATCTTTTAACACTTGAAAAGCACGGTCGTTCTCATAGATCGTTTCTAAATTTTGTATAACGTCTAATGTGTCCAGAATATTTGGCATGGTAGTTCTCCGCTTTATACTATTTATGATAAAGAAAGCCATTAATAAAATTATTCAATGCGCATTTAACTTTATGCCTCATTTGTTAAATACAGTTGCAGGGAAGGAAATTTCCTGCAAAGGAAATTATCCCTGTAATCCAACAAAGGGAGACAAATATTGGGTAAAGCAAAATCAGCCAAAAGGCAACATAACAACAACGTTGTTAGATTAAATTCATTCCTTCCAAAAAAAACACGTAACGTAAACATCATCCCAAGAAACATAAGTCAAGAAAATTATATGCTAGAACTAATGGACGATTCTAAAGATATCGTTTTTGGTATTGGTCCTGCTGGAACAGGTAAAACCATGCTGGCATGTCAAGTTGCAGTAAAAGCATTTCTTGATGGCACTGTAGATAAAATTATAGTTACAAGACCAGCAGTTAGTGCGGACGAAGATTTAGGCTTTTTGCCAGGAACACTAGAAGAAAAAATGGCACCGTGGACACGCCCTATTTTTGATGTGTTTAGAGAATATTTTTATGCAAATGAGATTGAAGGCATGATCAAAGAAGGTGTAATTGAAATATCACCACTTGCATATATGCGTGGTAGAACGTTCAAAAACAGTTTTGTTATAGCAGATGAAATGCAAAATGCAACACCTAACCAAATGAAAATGCTACTTACACGTATAGGTTCAAATAGTAAAATGTGTGTTACAGGAGATCTGGCACAAGCTGACCGCATAAAAGATAATGGATTATTAGATTTTGTCAATAATTTAAAAGAGCATGACAGCAAATTAATATCAGCTGTTTATTTCAAACAAAGAGATATAGAAAGACATGAAGCTGTAAAAGAAGTATTACAAGTATACGGAGACGTGTAACTACTCTTTCATCATATGTTTCCATTGCTTAATTCTTGAGGGATAACGGGGCATCCACTCGCCTCGTATATCCTTTGTAGCATCTTCATCTTTCTTTAAAAGATACATTAAGTATTCATTTTCAGTATAAACAAGTTTCCACGATTTACCCTTAATTGGAGGCCTGCCCATTGCGTCATAGTATATTTCACCTTGCCAATATTTTTTAAACCAGATTCTTTTTTTACTCCAACTACTTCTAGTAGGAAGCCAGGCGTATAGTTCTGTCCATTCTATATCTACTTCAAGTGTTTGTGGCATTATAATTTTCGGCCAATGGGAATATATTGGCAATGACTTTAGCACACTCCCAAGCGATTTCCATGTGTTCTTTTTGTGTTCCATTGGCACTCCTAAGCTCAATATAATGCACCCAACTACGAATAGTGCCGTTCATATATAATCTTGTTTTGGTTAAACCTTCTGGTAAAACTTTGCGGGCAACTTCTTTTGCTATACCGTTTTGTATTGCCCAATCATACGCACGACCTGCTGTGTAACAAACATCTTGTTGCAATTCTTCCCACTTGGTAATAAGTTCAGCCATTCCTTCTTCACTAAGATCAATATCAATAGAATTTTGTCTGTTTTTATTATCTTGTAAACGTGCTTCACTTGTTACAAATACTTCGCCCATTTCCCCTGGTTCAGCGTAACGCTGTGAAAATTCTTGGAATGCAAAACTTCTATGTCTAACAATTTGATGAGCAATATCTCTTGTTGTTTCTATTTCTAAAACTGCATTAGCCATTTCTAGTGGTGACCAATGTTGATGTTTTATTAGATATTTTATCAAACGCTCACTAGTCTCTTTGTTGATTTGTGCGGCAGGATTAGATACTTTAGCACAAAATGCTATAAGATCTTGCACATTATCCAGTCCTTCTTCTTTCCACTCGTCTGTGGGCTGTGTGTAACTTACTAAGCGAACGGCCATTCAGCTAATTCTCCTTTTAAATTTGATAGTCTTTGACTTAGGAATCCTATTGTAGTATGGATATGTCCTGTATCGTGAGTGCGTAATAATGTTTTGTAATAAGCTATTTCTTCTTCTAATACGCTTATTCTTACAATATCATTTATCAGTGTCTTGTGTTCTTTCATTCAATATACTCCGCATTACATTAGTTGCTGTTTTGGTAAAAAATCTTGGTGCAACACTATGGATGATTACAATAGGAACAAGTAACTGTAATTTTAAAGCAATATAAAGTGCCTTGCTCATGTGTTGTAAACCAGTTTCGCCTACTTCTTCTAAATGTAATTTACATTTTTTACTTAGCATCTAATCTCCTTTTTGCAGTATAAAATCCTGCAACAAAACTACCGCCAACAACAGCAGTCATAAGCACTCCGTGCCAAATATAAAATTCTAACATTAAAATTGT